AAAATTTGCAGAACAACCAATTAAAGAAGAGTATTTGCTGACTTCTCCTTTGGAGTACACAAACGAGCCTTATGCAATAGCTAAAATCGCTGGAATAAAAATGTGCGAAAGCTATTATAAACAATATGGATGTAATTTTATATCAGTAATGCCTACTAATCTTTATGGTCCAAATGATAATTTTAATTCAATGAATTCTCATGTCTTGCCGGGGCTGCTGCATCGGTTCCATTTGTCTAAGATAAACAACCAGCCATTCATTGAAATCTGGGGAACCGGAAAGGCTAAAAGAGAGTTTATGCACATTGACGACATGGCTGACGCATGTTTGCATATAGCAAAAAATCTAGACGCTAAAGATTTATATTCTCAAAATATTTCTCAAATTAATATTGGAAGCGGATTTGAAATTTCTATACACGACCTAGCTTACAAGATCGCTGAAATCGTCGGATACAAAGGAGATATTAGATTTGATTTATCTAAGCCAGATGGAACAATGAGAAAGCTTTTAGATTGTTCTAGATTAAATAAGTTAGGATATGCAGCTAAAATAAAACTAGAAGACGGATTAAAAGATACTTATAATTGGTATTTAAATAACCAAATCAGAATAAAACCATGAAAATAATAATAACTGGAATACTTGGCCAAGACGGCTCTAACATGGTAGAGTATCTTCTAAAAAATACTAACGCCAAGATATTCGGAATGACTAGGCGGACTTCAAACCCTAATTTTATTAATTGCAAATCTTTCTTAAAAGAAGAAAGGTTCCAGCTTGTTTATGGCGACTTATCGGACAACGTGAGTCTTGATAATCTCGTCAGAGATATACAGCCAGATTACTTTATAAATTTTGCAGCTCAATCGTTTGTTGGGTGTAGTTGGGACATTCCTCTCCAGACTTTTGATTCAAACGCGACTGGTGTCGCTCGTTGCCTAGAAGCTGTTCGCAGGTTCCAACCAAAGTGCCGCTTCTATTCTGCTGGTTCTAGCGAAGAATTCGGAGATGTCTCGTATAGCCCTCAAGACATAAACCACCCACTCAGACCGAGAAGCCCTTATGGCGCATCAAAAGCTGCCGCAAGACAACTTGTAAAAGTGTATCGCGACTCTTATAATTTATATGCTATACATGGCATTTTATTCAACCATGAAGGGACTAAGCGCGGGGAAGAGTTTGTCACTAGAAAAATAACCAAAGGAGTTGCAAGAATATATGATTGCATAAAAAATGCAAAACCATTTAATCCAATTGAACTTGGCAATCTAGACTCTAAAAGAGACTGGTCTGATTCTGAAGATTTTGTTGATGGAGTATGGAAAATGCTCAATCAACCAACCCCTAAAGATTATGTTTTATCTAGTAACGAGACTCACTCTATTAGAGAATTTATTGGGCTTGCTTTCAGTGAAGTTGGAGTAGAAGGAGTCTGGCATGGCTCTGGAGTTAGCGAAGAGTTCAGCATATCTACTAAATACGCTATTTCTAAAGATCCTCTTTCTTCTGTTTTGATTAAGGTGAATGAAAAATTTTACAGGCCAGCAGAGGTAGATTTATTATTTGGAGACTCGAATCCAGCAAGGAATGAATTAAATTGGCTCCCGAAGACCGATTTCCACAACCTTGTCCGGAAAATGGTGGCTCACGACATTTCTTTGCTTGACAAATCGTAGCCGCGCGTCATAGTGTCCTCGATGACTGCGCGAACCAGCAAGCCAAGGAAATTAAGCCAGCAGCAAGAGGTGATATCTTTATTTCTGATTGATAAAAAAAATATTAATTGGCCTAATGAAATGCGCGTAGCTACCAAGCTTATAAAAGAGTATGGTTTTGATTGGCTTATGAGTTTAAATGGTAGGACCAAAACTATATCCTTGACTTGGTTCTTGGGAGAAAATGGGAAAAAGTTTCTCAATGATATCAAAAAATATCAGTCTCTTTCTTTTGAAAAGCAGGAGATTATCCTAGAAGATAATCCAGTAGCTCCTCCTACGGAAATTGTAAAAAAACCTACATCAGTAAAAGATTTTTTAAATATTTTTAATAAGACATAATATGGCAAGACAAAAGAAAGAAATTCAAGAGAACCCAGACTCGGATACATCATCAGGAAAGCTGAAGGTTCTTGATAATATTCTAAATAGAAATAAAGACCACCATTACGCTTTTGATAATAATATTGATTATGTTATTAGCAGCGGCAGCTTGACATTAGATATTGAGATGAGCGGAGGCATCCATCCCGGAATCATCCGATCTTCAGGAATCACAGAGGGAGGCAAAACCAGCAACGCTTTGGCGTTTGCTCGCAATTTTCAAATAACCCATCCAGAAAAAGGATGCATTATTTATATTAAGTCTGAAGGGCGTTTGAGCGAAAACATGATTGCCAGATCTGGAGTAAGCACCGATCCGGCTAAGTGGAGGGTTATTCCTACTAATGATTATGAATTTGTCACCGACACAATGCGTGAGCTAATTAAAAATAATGATGATGGAAATATTTATTTCTTTATCATCGACAGCCTTGACGCTCTGGTCCCTAGGAATGACTTAGCCAAGTCTGCTATGGAAGCAAATAAAACGGCTGGAGCAGCCCTGTTAACATCTGATCTTCTTCGCAAAATGGCTGCGGCTTTCTCTTCCAGAGGCCACATATGCTTCCTTGTGTCTCAAGTCAGATCATCGATTAAGATAAACCCATACGAGAAAGGCGATCCGAAAGTAACTAACGCAAGCGGAGGAAATGCTGCTTTGCATTATTCAGATTGGATTCTTGAGTTCCAACAGCGCTGGAATAAGGATCTTATCTACGCTAACGCTAAAGGAGAAGGCAATCCAGTTGGTCATTGGTGCAAAATCATCTTCAAAAAGACTCCCAATGAAAAGTCCGGAAGAGAAGTTCGTTACCCGATTAAGTATGAGCGGTCTAACGGATCGAGTGTTTGGGTTGAGTATGAAATCGTTGACCAGCTTTTAGCTTGGGAGTTCGCTCATGCTAAGGGGGCTTGGATCACTATTACCGACGAGCTTATTAAAGAATTGGCAGAGAACAACATTGAAATGCCTAAGCAGCATCAAGGAGAAGCTAATTTAAAGAACTTCCTTGAGGAGCACCAAGACGTTACTAAATATCTCTTTAATAAGTTCATTAGCGCCTTAAAGAAGTGAAGCTGTATAATATATACGGTAAAGCTGTAAGCAAAAACGTCTCCCAGTATTTAATCGATTGGGAGGCGGCTTCTCGGTCTAAGGTTCAGTTTAATACAAAGCAGTTTCTTAAAAAGTACTGGAAGAATCATATTGTTTACGAAGAGTTTCCCGTATTTGGTTCTAGGCTTAAAGTAGACATTGTTAACGCTACCCTAAGAATAGCCGTAGAAGTTCACGGCAAACAGCACTCCGCTTACAATAAATTCTTTCACGGAGACTCTAGGCTGAACTATTTGAAATCAATCAAGAGAGATGTCGCTAAGGAAAAGTGGCTGGTTTTGAATGAGTTTCAGTTGGTTGAAGTTTATGAAAACGAAGTGAAAGACTTGTCAGAGCAGTTTTTCAAAGACAAATTTAATATCAATCTTTAATGGCCATTTATTCTCTCCAAGTAGAAAAATACGTATTGTCTGGATTAATTAGGCATCCAACTTCTTTTGCCGACGTTGAATCTTTTATCAGTGACAGTGATTTTATCAATGAGGTTCATTATACTATCTTTTGCGTTTTTAAAGAGACGTTCAATAAAGGGGAGCAAATTGATAAGGTCTTGATTTCTCAAAAATGCAAGAACCTTGGCATCACATTTAAGGACCAGTCTATTGATATCTTTAATTATGTCAACAGCATTTGCCTTGTGCCCACCTCTCAGGCCGGTTTAATTGAAGGATCTAAAGAACTTCTTAAGCTCAGGATCAGAAGAGAGATAGATCAGACCGGAGACGATATTAAAAAGTTTGCTAATTCATGCGCAGAAAAACAAATTGAAGAAATCATTACCGAATCAGATAAGATCTACAATAGCAAAATTTGCGTTTACGCTGCTGAGAATAACAAGCCAGAAGATATTACTGCTAATGTAATAGAAATAATTGAAGAACGCGGAAACAATCCAATTCAAGATACTGGCTTAGCTACTCCTTATCCAAATTTTAATCGCCTTTATGGTGGCATTCGTCCCGGTAATATATATGCATGGGTAAGCAGACCTAAGCATGGCAAATCAACCATATTGAACGACCTAGCCATTAAGGTCACAAGCATGAATAAAGGGTGCCGAGCACTTGTTCTAGACACTGAAATGTCTACTATAGATATGAAGTTCAGAATAGCTTCTTCTATTACCGGCATTCCTGTTTGGCACTTAGAAACAGGTAACTGGAAAAAGAACGCTAATCTTTTCCAAAAATTTGAAGAAAGCAAAAGCAAAATCAAAGCCCTTAGTAATCAAGTAGACCATCTTCAAGTAGCTGGAAAGCCTATCGAGGAAGTGGCGTCTATTGTCAAGCGCTGGTATTTCTCAAAGGTTGGTCGCGGAAATCAATGCGTTATTATTTATGATTACATTAAGCTAACAGGCGAATCTGATAAAAACAAACAAGAATACCAATTAATTGGCGACAAAGTCAATGCTCTTAAAGAGCTTTGCTTGGAATTAAATGTCCCCATTCTAACAGCTTGCCAGCTTAACAGAAGTGCAGAGAACGGCGTAGATGACAGCAGCGCGATTTCTCAGTCTGATCGGCTACAATGGTATGCATCTTTTGTCGCTATTTTCAGGCGCAAGAGCGTAGAAGAGATTGCTGACGATGGAATAGAGTTCGGTTCTCATAAGCTGATTCCTCTAGCGACCCGCTTCCAAGGAAAAGACTCTGCTGGACATCACGATTTAGTTAGAATCAAAGAGGGCAAAAAGATTAAATATGCGCCGAATTACATAAGTTTTAATATTAACAATTTTAATGTTGAAGAGACTGGGACTTTGGAAGATATTATATCTGCCAAGTCATTGCGACCCGAACTAGACGACTCTGGCGATGGAGAAGTATTATGAATGACTGCGAATCCGTAAGGCAGATATTGACCGACATTGGATACTCTCTTGTTGATCACGGAAGAGAGTATAGAACGAGGCCTCTTTATAGAG